TGCGTGCGCGGGTTCAGGATCGGCACGGGATCTGCGGGAATGACAATTGAGCGGAGTTGCTCCTGCGGCGTGTCATAGCAGGTATTGCAGACAAGCAGGCGGATGTTCTGCAAAGACGCGCCGCGCCAGTCGAACTGCCACTTGAGTTGGACGTGGTTGTAGCGAAAGCCGCATCTGTCGCATATGGCGTGGGCCTGCGGCGACGTTGCGCTCGTTGATGCCCGGCCTGCCTTGGAAGCGTAACCCATGTCTGCGCCCCCTTACGGCCTGTAGTAGCCCATGACTTGGGGCGAGATGTATTGCTGCGCGGTTTCGACGTTCTGCTCGGCGGCGATTGTATAGGCCTCGTCGGCGAGGGGCTTGAGGAGCTGCGCCTTGTCTGGCGCCCAGATCACGGCCAGACGGGCCGCGAGGCCGTAGGCGAAGGCGTCCATCCAGAGGAAGGGGATCTCGACCTGCGTGCCATTCTGGAGGACGCTATCCTGTATCTGCCGCACGCGGTAATACTTGAGGTATTGCGCGCTGTAGCCGTCTGGAACCTCCCAGAGTGTAACGGTTGGATTGGGCGAGATCAGGCGGTCGAACCAGAACGTCGTCGTGAAACCCTGCTGGTCCTTGTTCGGATAGCTGGCGTATTCGCTGCGGCTCACCGGCATGATGATGCGGTCGATAGGCTGTCCATTGCCATTGTCGATGGTGACGTAAGCATCGAGCATTGTGACCGTATTCAGCGGCACGTCGTAGGTTTTCTGGCCCTGCACCAGCGGGACCGTGATCAGGTCCACCGCCCACAAGTTCACGCCCCTGTTGCTCCAGTTCGCGCACAGCATATTGGCGGCCATGCGGGCCGCCTCCATGTGTTCCTGAAGCAAAGACGTGTTCCGAAGCCCGCAGAGGTTGTACGCATAAAGCGTAAGCTCGCCGAGCGACGGATTGAACGTGTAGGTGCCGCTCGTGGCCATCTGGGCTCCTTAGAGGCCGGTATCGTTCGCGATCAGGACGCCGCCAATGTTGACGCTGACGACGGCCGCAGTGGCGGCGCTGGAGGCGATCTGCCACCGCAGGTCCGTCTTCTCCGCATAGGGGAGCGGGAAGTGGCGCTGCACTTCATAGGTCGTGTTGAAGGGTGTCTGCACGATGACCTTTTGAACGCCAGCCGAAGAGTTGGTGACGGCGCGGTACGTCGTGTAGTTGGCGGTGTTGCCATTGAAGGACGAGTAGGCGCCGTAGCGATAGCCATAGAAAGTGTAACCGGCGGGCACCGTAAAGACGGCCATCTGGGTCTGCCCGATGCTGGACGTTGTGCCGTTATAGACCGCCGTGTTGATCTGCGCGTAGACGGTGCCGCCATTTGAAAGCGAAACGACGCCGGCGGGATTGGTCGCGCTACCAGCGGAGACAACCATGCTATTGATGCGCAGATACTGCTTGGTCGTCGGGACGTTCGTCGTGCCGTTCAGAGCCAGCGTCTCGGAGATGATCGCATAGTTTGCGTCGAGGCCGTTGATGGTGATTGAGGCCGTATCTGACACGCCGGTGCTGACGAGCTGCATGGTCACGGCGGAGCTGGGAAACACATACTCGGTCGTCCCCATGTTTTCCCAGACGGTACGGAAAGTGCCAGCAGTCGCGGGCGTCGTTCCGTAGGCGAAGATGTTTTGCTCGGAGTGCCAAGAAATCTGACTGCGCGCGACCTGAAGCTCAAAGGGCTCGAACAGGCCGGACTGCGTGATGGAATATGCGACGCTGCCCATGTTTAGCTCCTCTTACCAGCTCGCGCTGCGGCTGCGTTGTCGATCAGATTTGGATAGGGACGGCCCGCTGCGCGAGCATGGGCCTTGGCGGACTGAACCTGCTTGCGGTTCAAGTGCTTAACCTTCGCGTCCTTGGGTGCGTCTTTTTCCCAGAAAGGTTTGTCCATCTCAGCAATCCCACTTTCTGAGCGACTTGTTGATGCGACTGTTCGGATCTGCTGCCTTGGCTGACCCAGTCATCTTTCGCTTCATGCCCGTCATTCTAGCGCAAAAGCTGTCTTTGCGCGAGCCGCCTTCGGGCTGCGGGCGCTTAATGTCGTGGCCTTCGGCCTTGAGGGATGCCCGCCCCTTGGCGTTCAATCCGCCCTCGGAATTTTTTCCCTCTTTTCGTGTCCATGCACCAGACATGCGTCACCTCATGGAAATGCGGGGGCACGAAGGCCCCCGCGCGCTCTACTAAGTCGGGGAGGACGCCCTTAGTAGTGCGAAGCCTTGCCACGGGGCGTGCCGGAGGCGGCAGACGACAGGACGCCACCACCGCTCTTGCGGGGCTTGCGGCCAGCGTGGTGCGCAGCGTGCTCGCCGTGCATGTGCTCGACATGCTTCTTGTGCTTCATGTGGTGGGCTTCACCGCCATGAGCCTTGTGCATTTCGTGCTCGGCGTGATGCTTCTTGTGCTTGGCATGATGAGCCATGCCGCCATGCTTCTTGTGCATTTCGTGACCCTCATGACCTTCGTGGTGCATCATGCCGCCATGCTTCTTGTGCTTGGCGTGGTGCTTGGGGGCGCCGCCGTGCTTGAAGCCGTCGTCACCCTTTTCAGCCTCTTTGAAGACATTGCTGCCGCGAGCGTTGTATTCTTCACGATGTTCGCGACCGAGTTTCGGAGCAGTACCCTTCATGATTGCCTCCTATGGCAACAGTTCAGTGGATTACGGGACGAGGTTGAGGGCCTGAACGTAGCGAACCGTCAGGTAGCCGGTGCCCGATCCAGTGTTTGTGGACAACAGGTAGATGCGGACGTCAGTGGCGCCGATGTCGACCCAGTTGTTGACGCGGGTGGCGCTGGTGCCGGGGCTGACGGCGACGCGGCCAATGGCCACGGCGGTATTGTCAGACGCAATCGCCAGCTCGGTTGCAGTGGCGCTGGTGCCCACGTTGAAGGTGGAGGCGGCGCCGGTCCATGCCACGTTAACCCACAGGTCAATTGAGACGATCTGGCTCTGGGCCGGGATCACGATTGAAGTGGTGTTGAGGCCAGCCACAGTGCCGTTGGTCGCCTGCGTGACGGCAACGGTCTGAGCCATCTCAACATAGCCCACGTTGGCCACGTTCTGCCCGAGGGTAGTCCCCGAGGTATTCAAGATGTCGCCCGCAGTGAGCGGGCCGGTGAATGTAGACATCCCCATGACGGGTACTCCTGCACGATGAGATCCCAGAGTCTGTGCAGCGTCCGCTAGGCCGGTCGCTGGGATCAGTTGCCTAGATCATTTGCCAACGGAGTGCTTCCTGATGTAGTCGGCGCCCGCAAGCAAAACTTCTATGTCGTCCTTTGCTTGACCCAACATGCTATTACAAGAATAGCACAAAAGTTCACGCACGGAACCAGTCTTGTGGCAGTGATCGACGGCGAGAACGCGAACATTCCCGTGGCGATCCTTGTCCGTTTCTGGAAGCTTGCAAATTGCGCACTTGCCATCTTGGACACGGTACATTTCGGCGTAATCGTTAAGAGACATCCCGTAATAACGCTTCAGGCTATAGTGCCTTTGCTTTTCACGAGTGGTCCTATTAATTACGCGGCCATCAGGGCTTATTGTTCTTGTTGTTGAATTGGACAGCTTGAGATTTGAAATCTTCAAGTTTGCCGTATCACCATCTTCGAACATAACCGACTTGTCTGGCCACACGCCGTAATGCAACATCCACGCAACTCTTGAGGCGACCATTTCCCGATCTTTATACCGAATATAAAGGTAGGATTTTGTTTGCCCCGAAGTACGGTGGCGGGTACTTTTTACAGTTCCTGCCGCCATACCTTTTTTGACATTCTTGGAAACATCCACTTTCCAGATAAAAGAACCAGCTTCGGGGTCATAAGCGATAGCTTCAGAAACTTCGTCGTAACTAAGCTCTTGCAGTCTCATGTCTTTCTCCTACTTAGACAACCTTAATATAAGGCTGTTTTCTAGAAGGTCAACTTGAAACTTGTATCGCTCATAACCCCGCTAACTAGTTGATTTCATTAGGTCGGGAAGGATCCATAGATAGATCTCCAGTTGTAGTACCCGAACGAGTAGCGTTCGTATCCTTTAACTAAGAGGTTGTCTGTAGTGAAGTCGACCTGCATGTCTGTTTCAAACTTGATACGTTCCATATAGGAAAGGCCATCAATGTTAGTCAACAGGAACCATGCGCGGGTCGAAGTCAGGTAGTCGTTGACCATGTAGCCTTCCGGGAGACCGCCTGCGGTCGAAAGAATGGCGTTCACGTCATTGTCTGCCGTACCGGGGCGCAGCTCGGTCTTCGTCAGGCGGATCGCCACCGGCTCAAGAGCGGGCGGGATGACCAGACGACGACCGCGAGCGAACACCTTCAGACCGGCCTGATCGCGGAAGTTCGTGCGGATGGCGATCATGCCAGCCAGCAGCGTGCTCTCGTTCAGGTCGTAGGTGGCGTAGTTCGAGATCGTGCCGCCATCAATCGGATGGCTGGCAGACACGAGGGCAACGCCGTCGCCGCCGACCGCCGAGTTATAGGTGGTCGCGGTGTTCAGCACGTTGGCGCCGTAGATTTCCTTGGTCTGGGCAAAGGACTGCGTCAGGCCGAGGTTGGAGGGAGCGAACTGGCTCTTGTAGAGGTTGTCGTCAATGGCCTTGCGAGTGATCGCGTAGCCGAGGCCGATCTCAGTGTGCTCCTGATTGTAGACGAAGCGTTCGCCCGCCGAGTTGTCGAAGGCGGTCTGGCCACCTTCAGTCTTCAACTGGGCATAGCCAAGGAAACGCATCTCAGCGGTGCGCTCCAGAGCCATCTTGGAGTCGTGCTTCGTAAAGATCTTGTCGTACTGGACAGGGATCTGTTCGTACTGACCTTCAACGCCCCGGAGGCCGGGGAGGAGGAGGTCTTTAATGGCAGAAAGATTGACAGCCATGATACCTTACTCCTTACACGCCGGTGAAGTTGCGGGTAGCAACATTGTTGAGCGCCACGATGGCCCAATCATAGGCCTGCCCGTTGGCGTAGGAGCCGGGGAAGGACGAGACGGTGGGCTGGTACACGCCGACGATCTTGAAGGGAGCGTTGACGTTGTAGGTGGCGGTGTTGAGGGTGGTGGTGTCGAGATACGCGCCCGAGATGCCGTTGGCGGCATTGCCCGTGCCAATCGCGAAGCCGATGGTGGCATTGATGTCCGTGGGGAACGCAATGCCAGTGCTGTCGGACTGGGCGATGAAGCGGGCGTTGGGGTCGTTCACGATGTAGCCGGTGACATAGTTGCCAGAGGCAACGTCAGAGCCGGGCCAGTAGTTCGACCACACGGTGCGCTTCTGCGCGACCGAGAGGTACTGACAGCCGACGAAGATGCCAGCGATGCCGAGGGCGGCGGGGGTGGCGCCGGTGGACGCGGCCTGAGCGACGGAGCCGTCAGCCTGCTGCGTTACGGGGTCGCCGAAGTAAATCGCGGATGCGTTGTAGTCAATAACAACGGCGACCTGCTCGTAGGTGGGAGCAGAACCATTGCCCTGATACTGACGGAAACCGTAGGGCGCATTGGTATTCGCCATGACGGGTTCTCCTTTTTACGGGAAAGCTCGTCACTTCACACCGGGGAAGCTCGGAAGCCGGGGGTAGGCGAACCTCCCACGCCGGGGGGAGGTAAGGCACAATGTGACCTTGACGTAGCACTATAAACAAGTTCGCAACAAAAGAAAAGGGGGCCAATTACGGCCCCCTTCAACTCAGAGATCCTCGGGGATCGGCATGTCAAATTTCTTGGAGATGGTCGGCTTGACGCGGTCCATCGTGCCCTCTGGCGTGCCGGAGAGCTGGGCCTCCTTGATGCGCACCTGATCGCGGGCGCGCTTTTGCTCAATGCGGCGGACCTCCTCCGAGATCTCGGTGGGGCGCTCCATGAGCATCATGCCCTTGCGCTCAATGGTGCCCTTGGTCCAGTTGGATGGCATCATCTGCGGGTGGCGGCTCGACGGCACGGGCTCCCAGCCCTCGCGGGCGATCTGAACCGTGTAGGCCGGATCTTCTTGGTTCCAGATCGTGTGGCGCTTCCACTCGTAGGTCCAGCCGTCCGGGATGATGTCCTTGGGAATGTAGAACTCATCCGTGCCCTCATCCATGCCGCCATTGTCGTCGCGGATCTGGGCGGCGCGTGCGGCCGCGCGTGCGCGAGGGTCTGCCTCACGAAGCTCGGGGCGCAGGGACGCGCGCTCAAGGACGGGGGCGGCCTGCGCCACCTTCTCGGCGATTGCTCTTTGAAATTTACCAGTCATTGCATGCGTCCTTCTTTCTTGAGAAGCGCCTTGTTGCGGGCGTAGGCTTCCTCGGTCATGCCAAGGTCGCGGGCGGTTTCTTTCTCTTCACGGGTCAGGTAGGCGCTATTGCGCGACCCGGTCCCGCTGCCATTGCGGCTGACGGGGGCGGCGGGCGGAGCGCGACGCTGCGTGACCTTGGCGGCGCCAGACGTGGGGTCTTCGTCGTATTCAGCCGCCTGACGGCGGTTGATGCGCAACGTGTCCTCGATGACGCTGAAGTAGTCGTCGCTGTCGGGCTGGTATCCGTCGGCGACGGCCAGATTGTGGGCGGCGACCATCTTCTGGTACATGCGGGGGTCCGTCACGCACTGCGGGTGGCGGCGGACCCAGTCTGCGGATCGAGGGGAAAGCTGCGAAGCAAGCTCCTCGACGGGGTCAGAGTGGCGCGGAAGCTCGGGCGCCACGACTTTGGGCGCACGTTCCATGTGGGCGCGGCCCCGCTCCAGCTCCATGAGCTTGGCGGCGTTCGTGCCCATCGTCTCTTGGATCTCGGCGGCCTTCGCGTAGTCGCCAACCGACATCGCCTCGCTGTAGTTTAGCTTGAGGATCTCGTTGTTGCGCTTGACCGTGTCGATGGCGTTGCGAACGAGCTGCAAATTGGTGTCTTGCGTCTCGTTTTTAGCCTCGGCGGCGGTCTGAAAAGCCATTCTGGCCTGCTTTTCAGCCTCAATACGGGCCGCGCGCTCCTGTTCGAGCTTCATTTTAAGCTCTTTTATGCCCTCATCGGGTTCAAGAGCGTCGTTTTGAGGAGTTTCGTCCTCATTTTCGACTTTTGCGGCCTCTGGAGCGTCCTTTTTAACGTCTTCAACTTCATTTTCGACGTCAGCCATAGGTTATCTCCTCAATAAACATTGTCGGGGTGCGGGATGCGGGCGCGCACGGCGGTGTCGTCGAACATGCGGCACAAGACGCCGTTGACGGTGATGTTCCACCCGTCGCTGGGGCGAAAAACGATCCAATCTCCAACGTCCAGACCGAGGTCGGAGAACCATTTTCCGTCTTCATCAACGAATGCGGACGGCCCGGTCTTGATGATCAGGCCGACTTTGGACTGGTGGCGGTCTTCATCGCGGGCCTTGCCGGGGATGATGACGCCGCCTTTGGTCATTTCGGGGCGGATGTAGACCGCCACGAGGACTTGTGTGTTCATCAACTCAATGTCGCTGATGTCGCCAAGGTCTTTTAGGAGGGTCTCCTTGGGGTCGGCCTCATGAAGCATGGCGATGTTGTGGTGCGCTGACACGTTAGACATTATTCCCCCTCGTTTGCTGGTCACGGCTACAAATAGCGGTCGCCTCGTCGCAGGCATCAAGTGCCATTCGGAGGCCGCTTATTATTCCTACTTGGTGTTTGTAAGTTGGGAAATCAATCGTCGCCAAACCTGTGGAAAGGTTTTCTTTCCGGTCTTCTATGGCTGCGATAATTAATTTCTTCAGTTCGCGCTCGAAGAGCGTGTTGAACGTAAGCATAGACCCCTCTTTGCTCCCCCTCGATGTAAGCGGGACGGCTGGTAGAGGGGGTCAAACCAGCCGTCCCTTGATCCGCGAGCCGACCGAACAGCCCGCGAATATTTTAGCCGCGACGCTTCTGGATCTCGGTCTTCTCAATGCGACCGAGGCCTGAACCGGCGCCTGCATCCATGTCCTTGTAGGAGCTGTACACCTTGCCGCCAGCCTTGCGGGGCATGGGGTGCATGCCGCCAGCCGGAGGCATCGGGGGAGCGCCCATCGGAGCCCCGCCCATTGGCATGCCGCCACCCATCGGAGGCATGCCCATCGGCACGGGAACGCCGCCGCCAGCCGGAGGCCCGCCGGCGGGAGGCATACCCGGCATGCCCGGAGGCAGGCCCGGAGGCAGGCCCGGCATACCGGCGTCGGCGCCCTTGGGGTTGATCATGATGTTGATGTGCGTGCCCTTTGCCTTGCCCTTGGGGGCCTTGCCCTCGGACAGCGCGCCGCCACCAAACTTGTTGGCGCGGTGCAGGTGCTTGAGGGTCTCGGCGAGGTGGGCGCGCTTGGCAAGCTTCGGATTGGAGCTGTGCTCGGCCTTCGCCAGCTTCTTCGCCGGGATTTTCTCGCCCATCGGGACGTGCAGGGACTTGTGGAGCGCGCCCTTGTGCTCAATGGCGCCCTGTATCCACTTACCCGCCTTGCCGCCATGCTTCAGGCCCTTCATGGACTGTTGCTTGTCGTGCTTTTCGTCGAGCTTGGAATTTTCCCAGTGCTCAAGGGTCATGCCGTGCTTCTTGGCGAGCTTGCGATCCTCGCGCAGATCCTGCTTGGAATGCTCCCACTCCATGTGCGAGACCTTGCCGCCCTTCTTGAGGGCGGGCGTGGCCTGCGCCCCCGTGAACTTGAGGAACGACGGGGAGTTCACGTTGGGCATGGGGGCCTGCGCGGCAGGCACGATGCCACCATAGTCGTAGTGCTTTGCCTTGGCGCGGCTGGGCTTGGACAGGTTTTGATCGTGCTTTTCAGTCGCGATCTGCTGCTTGGTCGAGGGCGCCTTCTTGCCAGCCTCGTCCTCCTGCGGCCCGTAGTGGACGTTGCCGCCATCCTTGCGCTTGGCGCGACCGCCACGCTTATGAGCCTCCTCGGACATCTCGCGCAGGCGGTCCTTGTCCTGCTGCGAAGGTCCACCAGTGGGCTTGTAGCTGGGGTCCGTCTTGGGCTCGTAGTCGGGGCTGTTGTAGCCGAGGTTGTCGCGGATGCGGTCGGCTGCGGAGCGTTCACCGCCACCGGCCTTCTTCGGAACCTTGCCGCCCTTCTTCATGGGGGGCATGCCGGGAGCGGCGGCGCGGGGCATGGCCATCGGCGCGGGGCGGCCGGGCATAACGGGCATGCCCTTCGCTGCGGCCGCCTTGGCCTTCATGATGGCCAGCATGCGGGGATCGGGGCCAGCGCCAGAGGCGGGAGGCATGCCGGGGCCACCGAAGGCCTTCTTGGCGCGGCCGCCAGATTTGAGGCCGTGCATCATGGCGTCGATGTAAGGCTTCAGGATGCCGCTGGCGGTGCCGCCGCCCATGTCGCGGTGCGCACGGCCGCCGGTCTTCAAGGCGCCGACGTGCTTCTTGCCGGGGCGCTCGGCGTTCGCTTCCTTCTGGTCGCGGTTCATGAGGCTGTCGGCGGTCAGGGCGCGGCCACCGGACTTGCGGGGCTTGCGACCAGCGTGGACGTGGGCCTTGGCGCCAGTAACCTTGCCGCCCTTCTTGAACTGGCGCTGGGAGATCGGGCGCATGCCCGTCTTCACGTCCGCGTTCAGGGGCTCGGCGGGCGTCCAGTTTGAGCTGTCCACCTTCTGATCTTTTTCACCGGCGAGGCGCTTGGCCTTGCCCTTCATGGCCTCGCGGGCCTTGTGCGCCATGCTGTACATGCTTTTCTCCTCGGAGTTCCGGCGTCCCGGTTGCCACGTTGGCGTTAGTGAGTATACACTGAAACGGTATTCATTAAACGCCCCCTCATGGAGATCTATTATGGCCGTTGTTCGCACGTTCCCCAGTGGCTTCAAAATCTGGGACGGCAAGCTCACCAAGCAAGAAGAAGCCGATTTCTACCGCCGGATTGGCGGTGGTCCGACGAAAATTTTGCGCTCTAACCCTCATTGTCCTGCCGCGCAACCAACGGCGCCAAGAGCGCAGCGCCAATTGCCGGAAGAACCGTCCCGTTCTTGAGCGCAGCTTCAAGACGATCAATCCAGCCCGGACCTTCGCCAATGATACGGCGTGAGCGTTGGATGTCATCGCGAGTGGCACCCCACTTGCTTGCCCACTCTTCATCGCGGGCAAGGTTATTGAGCGCCTTCTGCGGGATGTCTGCATTACGGTTGAAAGCCTGACGAATGCCGGGTGTTTGATTGACTTGCTTGAGGAGAGCGCGAGTAGCGTCACCAGATCCGGGCTTGGCAAATTCGTCTTCATAAGACAGGTAGCCGGTGTCAACACCGGGTTGTATTTTAACGCGCTGCGCGCCGGTAGAACCTTCAGGGCGGGCAAGTTCGATAGCCCTTTCAACTTGAGCCCGCGCGTCGCGAGAAAGTTCTGGGGCACCGGGGTAAAAAGACGTGGCAGTAATGCCTTGGCCGGTATCAACAATGTCGTTTAGCCCATGAGGCGAAAGGCCTTCACGCATTTTAACTAATTCATCAACGGTCGCGGGACGATCCATCGGCAAGAAATAGCTGGTGGAAAGTTTAGGGGCTCCGCCAGCCCAAGGTTTATGCCAAGCACCAGCATTTTGTGCATCAATGTAGGCACGCGTGGCTTCGCCAGCATTCAGCAACGCACGGTCAGCAGGCGCCACGCTTTTCGCTTCGCCAGATTGGAAAGCAATCAATGGCCGCGCCACTTCGCCCGGATTGGTTTCGAGAACACCAGAAGGCGTCGTGTACATGCCCTGCATCTGATTTGTCGGGCGAACGCGCATCGACACGCCAGTGTTGGGGATGCCAAGACCGGAATAGATTGCGTCTCGATTGCCGGGAGCGAATGCCCAAGAACTGCGAGGATCTGCGGCAAAGGCATTGCGTTCTTCCTGCGAGGCGCCAACAGAGCCGGGCAAGTGCTGCGTCACGGAACCCGGCTGGGCTTCGTGCGTGGCGAAAGCAGTGTGCTTATCAAAGGCGTCACCAATCGTTTTGTTAGCTTCTTGAAAAGCATTTTCGTAGGCAAGTTCTTTGGCAATATCCATTTTTGTCATATTACGATTAGAACCATAGCCATTATTAAAAAGCTCTTCTGCACGAGGGAGCTGTTCATTAATTAAATTCGGACGCTGATCAAGAATGTCGAGGGCCTTCTGCCGAACCCAAGGTGCCGCTTGAAGCTGCTCGCCAGTCCAATTAGAGCGACCAGCTAAATTGGCTTTGTTTGCACGGTCAACAGCCAAAGCAGTTTCATAATCCAAGAACGAATGCTGAGTTCCGGTTAGTGCAGCGCGCTGTGCGTCGCCGCCAGCTTCGGTATAATTAAAATTTCGCGCATGGCGAAAATCATTCACGCCGGTTGCGCCGGGCTGCGTAAGCTGATCAGGGTTGATGAGGCGTGCATATTCACCCGTTTTTTTTCCAAGCTGCATTTCGCTCGGGTCTTGCATCTCAATGGCACGGTTATGAGCCTCAAATTGCGCAGGACGCGCAGCTTTTACTGGCATGCCAGCGATTGAAGCGTTGTTTTCCTTAAGAGCGAACGCCAGCTCACTTTGCGGGCTTACGCCAGCCGACCATTGTCCTTCTTGCGCAGCCATCCACGCATTAGCTACAGGGTCTCCGCCAGTGACCGAGTTGACCGCAGCACGGTAGCGATCATACCAATCGCCGCCACGAGGGTCAGCTCCAATGTAGGTATCAAAATTTTTGCGCAAAGCATTTAATTGGCGCTTATTTTCGATGTCGCGCGGACCTCCCACAAAACCACTATTAGGATTGCCAGCTTCCGTGGGAATTAAATGCTGCTCTTTGCGAGCAATTTTAATTGCTTCGTCAACGGGAAGGTCACGGATGCTGGGGAGTTCCGTTGCCTTAGTAATTTTGCCGCGCATGCCGGGGATTGCCGCCATAGCAGCATAAGGAGATGCTTCTGAAACGGCCTGACTGGTTTTGCCAAGGACCGTCGCAAGTTCAGGAGCAGCCTTCAACGCCCCAACATGGATAGGATCTACAACACTGGCAACAGCCCCAAAGCGGCTACCAATTTCTGGGTTGCCCGTTAGTTCAGTGACAGCTTGCTCCCCAGACTTAATTGCGCCAGTGAGCGGAGCAGCAAACATCCCGCCAACACCAAGGCCATATTGTAGAGGCCCACTTACATTGTAGAGCGGCCCTTTGTCACTGACAGTATTTTCCATGCCTTGGCGAGCATATTCATTGGCATCGCGAAGAGCCTCATGCACATTGCCAATGTAATTCTCAGCTCCCTTGCGAAGGGGTTCGCCAACGGCGGCGCCAGCTTTTCCAGCGCCAATGCTGGCAGCTTCAATTGCTTTATATCCGGGGACATTGCGATAATCAGTGTTGTCGCCATAGGCCACGTTGCCCATCGGATCAACATAACTACCATCACTGCCATCAAAGTGGCGCCGAAGGACATGCAGAGCATGGTCGATGATATGGCGATGCGTCATGCTCTTGTCTCCATTCGTTTCGCCACCACCAGCCCGCCCCTCACGGTGGAACCGCGTCGCGCCAATGTCGGTGTAGTCGGGGAACTTGCGCGCCCAGCTTGGCTCATCACGGCCCAGCGCATACTGCGAGCCCGGCCCCCAGAAGAACGTCGCGCCGCCGGTGTTGTCCTCGCCCTGCAAGGCGGCGTCGAGGGCCTCGGCGGCGGCTTGATACCGATCAGTGCCGGGCTTGATCTTCATCGGGTAGTTGGCCAGAGACTTGTTGCCCCACGGCTCGAACTGGCGCTTGCCAAACAGGACGTGCTCGGGCGTGGCGCCAAAGCGGCCCGAGTTGATCCGGTTCATGATCACGTTGGCAATGCCCTTGGACTCCTCGGGATGTCCGCTGCTCTCGGCCGCAATCGTGCGGATGATGTAGTCGGCCTGCTGGGGCGTCAGGTCAGTCATGCCGGGTTGCGCCTCGGCCCGGTCGGTCAGCTTTGGCGCCACCGTCATGGCGGTGTCGATGGCGGCCTGAGCAGGCGCAGGCGCAGGGGTGGCGGTCGAGGCGAACGCCATCGGCGTCACGTCCTGCGCAACAGGCGTCAAAGTGGGCAAAAATGGCCGTGGAGCGCCGTCGGCGCCGGGCATGGCGTAGGCCTTATCAGGCTGCGCAAACGGGATGCTGACAGTCTCCGGCTCCGGCGCGGGTGCTGGAGTAGCGGCGGCGATCTGTTGGCGCGGGGCGGGCTCCGCAGGCGCACGGCGCGAGGGCTGCGGGATCGAGCCCGTCACGTCTTCATCCCTCGCCTGCGCCTGCTGCGCCAGACGCATGGCCTTGTCGGCCTTGAAGAAGTCGGACGCTACCTCGGGGTTGCCCCAGTCGCCGGGCGATGGCGCGTTGCCGGTGGACATGATGTCAGGGCCGGAGAACAGGTCGGACAGGCCGCCGCCCTCGAAGTGCTGGCGAGATGCGTGAAGGGCTCGTGCGACCAGATCGTCCATCTCACTGCTCCGTCAGGGGCTGCTCGTTTGCCTCAAGGCGCTGGATCATGCCGGGGTCGAGGATGCTATTGGCAATCGGCACGCCCTGCGGATTGGCGGCAAGATCCTCGGCCAGCTTCACAGCGGCCAGACGCTCGCGGCTCTCGCGGTCGCGCTTGCGGTTGATGGCGTCCATCATGTTGTCCTGCTGCTTGTCGCGCAGCTCCTGCTGCTTGAGCTGCAAGTCCGTCATCTTGATCTGGTCTTCAATCGTCGGAGACTGCTGCCCCGCAGCGCCACCGGCCTGCCCAGTCTTGGCGCCCGCCTCCTGAACCTTGGCCTGCGCCACCATCGTCTTGGCGTCAGCCTCCTGCTTTTGGATCTGCACCATTGCCTTGGCGTATTCGACCTCTGGCGGGGGCTTCTGTTGCAGCGACGTGGGCGGCACCATGAATTGCTGCGGGTTGCTCCAGCCCATCGCCTGCAAGGCCGCAGTGTCGATGGCGATGGGGTCGTACAGGCTCGGGTTGCCCGCCTGAAGCTGCTTGAGGCCCATGATCTTCATCACACGCTGGGTCTGGCTGGCGGTGTTGGGATCAGCCTGCGGAACGAGGTCGCAGTTATTGATGGCGTTGAGGAACGTCGCCTCATCCCACTGGTAGGCGGGCTTTTTGTTGCGCTGCCAGAAGCTGTCGGGGTTCTCGCGGAAGCAGCGGACCAGAAGCTGAAACTCCTCGGCCTGCGCGGCGTGCATGCGCTTGTGGACGGCGTTCAGCACTTTGGTGGCCTGATCAATCATGGCCAGCGTCGTGCCCACCGGCGCGTCTGCACGGCCCTCGCCCACCTGCTGCTCGGACGTGCCGCCAATGCGCATGCCGGTTGTCGCCATGTTCTCGACGAGCTGCATGAGGGCGCCGCCCGGTTCCTTGTAGGGCAGGGGCATGATGGCGTCGCGGATCGGCATGCCGCCCGTCTTGACCAGAGCCCCGCCGCCCGGAGGCACACGGAACATGTTGGTGTTCTGGCGAGCGCCGCTGTCGGCGTAGAGGAAGCCGGGGAAGTTGGCGTACATGCCCGCGTCGAGCATCTCGCGCCACGCCGCCGTAATGGCGTTCGTGGTGTTGCCGAGGATGTGGAGCAGGCCGATGTCGTAGAACCCAAGGCCGGGCACGAAGGTGTACTTGACGAAGTTTGTGCGCGCCTCGGGCAGCTCCTGATCGTCCTCGTCGTAATTGCGGACGATGGACAAGATCTCGCGGGACGACAGGTCGATGGTCACGCGATAAGGGATCTCAAGGCCGCTCTCCTTGCCCTTGTACTTGTGCTCGAAGCCGGGCAGGTCGAGTTCGCAGTAGCACTCGTAGATCTCGCGGTCGCGGTCTTCGGGGCGGAACGTGCCAGCCGAAATCCCCTGCACCGAGCGTTCCTCGCGCTGGGCGGAGTCCAGATCCTGCTCCTTGGCCATTGGCAGGTCGATGTCGCGATAGACACCAAGGATCTGAAGGCGCCGCACGGTCGAGGCCCGCATCATCGAGCGGTGCGTGATCCGCTTGGCGTTGCGCAGGTCGGTCGCCGCGTTGTTCACGATCAGGTCGTCGGCGTCCACGCTCTCGGACACCGGGCGGCCACGGAGCGGGCAGAAGTAGACCTTCTTGAAGCTGGTGCCGCCAAAGCCGAGCATGAGCAGCATGCGGTCGGTGTCAGGATAATATTCCGTGGCGGTCGAGGTCAGGTAGTGGTTGAGGTCAAGCTCCAGCGCGTCGGCGAGCCGGTCCTCGACCAGTGTTCCGTTGTTGTTGTCATCACGGATCTTCACCGGCCCGTCGGTCGGGAGCAGCTCGGATCGGGCGTTGGCCTGAAAGCGGAGGACGGCCTCCAGCAGCAGCGGGTGGCGCACCCGGCTCATGCCCTCGACCGGGGCGCCGTCCGTCGAGCCCCCAAGGCCCGGTATCTCAATCTTGAGGCCGAGCAGCTTGATGCCGGTGGCTCGGGCCTCGATCCACTCCTTGCGGCTCTCAAGGTCGTCATTGATGCCGCGCAGCAGCTCGTCGGCCACCTGACCCAGCGTGCTTTGGTCAATGTCTTCGACGAGGTTGTCAAACCAGCCGCCCTTCTTCTTGCCGGGCTGATCGACGAGGCTCTTGCCATCAAGGCTAATCGTCACCGAGCCGTCGTCGTGCTCAATGCGCAGGATGGCGTCGTCGTCATTGGCGGGCTGGATGTCGGGGCCGTTCTCCTCGATGACGACGTCGGGCGCCCGCGTCTCCAAGCCGGGGAGGCGGATATTCGGGTTCACTAGGCCGGGCATCGGAGGCATGTTCAGCCCTCTTTGGACAACAACAGGGAGATCTCCTCGTCAAACCGACGGAGGCCTTCTTGAGCCGCCAATGTATCAGACATGGCGTTGATCGTATAGACGCGGACATAATCGTTGGGCTCGCGGCCCCAGACCTCAACCCTAAAGGCGCCCATGCCCACCGGCGTGGAGGGGCGGATAACATCGACGGTGGCGCTGCACGGGATCACTTCTGCTCTCCAAACTGGGCGATCCACTCATTCACCTGATCATGCAGGCGCTTGTGGTCTTCATAGGCGCGCTTGAGCTTGTCTTCGACCTGAGCCTTTTCCCGGCGGAGTTTGTCGAAGTCCGCCATGCGAGCGATATGCTGCTCGGGCGTCTTGCCGATCTTTTCACGCAGCAGTTCGTTCTCGTCATAGAGCTGGAGGCCAATGCGCCCAGCGTCCTCGCAGGCCTTGGTGGCCTCAAGCAGCTTGACCCGCAGGCGCCGGTTCTCAGCCTGCAAGTCGAACAGGGCACGCAGGCTATCGGGCCAGAACCACTTCGCCAGCCGGTCGCGCCACGTCGGCGCCAGCTCGGCGCGGTCGTAATCGCCATAGTAACGGCTTTCGCCTTTCAACTCAGCAAAACCCATGATTTTCAACGGTTCAGTCATGTGATCCTCCTCAGATCGGATAAAGCGGTGCGTGGACCTTGCTGACGTGCTTACGCCCGGCGTCGATCTCGGCAATACGCTCAGGCGCCCGGACAAGCAAGCCCGTCTCGCGCAAGTGGCGCAGGGCCTGACTGACGGTGTCCACGAGGTCGTCGTGCTTGCCCTTGGGAAACACCTCGCACTGGCGGATGACCATGTCGGCCCACCGCCGGTCGGGCGCGAAGATCATGCCCTCGGAAAACAGGTGCTGAATGGAGTAGACGCGGGCCAGCTTGTCGAGGCTCTTGGGGTTGATGATCTCGACCGCCCACTCCTCGTTGCCATACAGGCGCCGGATTTCTTGCGCCACGCTCAGGCCCGAGGCCTTGCCCTCGACCAGCAGCTTGTCCACCTTCCGATCCTTGCAGGTCTGGGCGACCTTGGCGACGAGGTCGGACAGCTCCAGCCGCTCCTGCCATGCGTCGATCAGCATGACGCGGGGCACGCTCTCCGGGTTGTAGTCCAGCATGTCGCGGATGCGGATGCCCTCGTCAAAGCGGGCGGCCTCGTCGGCGGTGTTCTTGCGGCGCCCGCGATCCGGGCTGATGAAGTTCTCGGTGCGGATGTTGGACATATCGCTGGAGAACACGCCCCATACCGTGCAGGCGCTGAAGTCGTTCTCCTGCTTGACGGTGTAGGCCGTGTCGATGCTGGCCACGATGTAGTCAAAGGGCGGGTAGCCCTGCTCGCCCCACGTCTCCCACCAGTCAGGCCGGATGACGCCCTTGCCTCGGGGCGTCGGCTCCTGCTGGAACTGACCAGCGACCGCATACGGCCCCATGACCTTCTCGTCGCGCTCGACGACCTCGATGGGGAACCGGGCGGGGAACAGCAGCTCGCCATCGACCTGACGCGGGTCTTCGATCCCCAGCATCGTGGGCGCCGCACGGACGGGGTCGTAGCGCATGGGCAGCATGACGTGGTCATAGCCGAGCTGCTTGTCGAGGATCACGCCCGCGATGTCGTTCTGGTGCAGGCGCTGCATGATGACGACGATGGCCGAGCGCACGGGGCTCGTGAGGCGTGACGGGATCGCTTCGAGGAAGGTCTGCACCTCGTGCTCGCGCATGGTCTCAGAGCCCGCGCTGTCCACGCTGTGGGGGTCGTCGATGATGACCCTGTCGCCGCGAATACCCGTCAGGCTCGTGATCGCGGTCGCGATCCTGAAGCCCGAGGCGCTGTTCACGAAGTTAAGCTTCTCGTTCTGGTCGGCGGCCAGCTTGACCCGGTCGCCCCACCGCTTTTGATACCAGTCAGACGTGATGAGCTGGCGCATGCGGCGGCTGTCGCGGGCCGAGAGGTTCTCGATCTTGTGGGCGGCGCAGACGTAGCGCAGGTGGGGCATGTTGCGCGGCCCCCACTCCCACGCGGGCCAGAAGACGTTGGTCATGAGGCTCTTCATTGTGCCCGGCGGCACGTTGACGAGCAGGCGGTTGTAGGGCGTGCCCTCGCTGATCTCGACGCCATCCGTGATCGCCTCAAGGTGGGCGGCGATGAAGTCAACGTGCCAGCCGTGGACGTAGGGCTCACCGGGCTCAATGGTGTGCCAGCTCTGTTTGATGAAATCGACGAGGTTCTCCTCGCAGTCCGCCTTCGAGATCTCGAAGAGCTGGGCGTCCACGTCGATGCGCTGGCCATTGAACTCGATGAAGCGGACCATCAGTAGGGCGTCCCCACGGTGTCCACGAGGTAGTGCTCGCCGGTTTCGACGTCCACCAGCTCGTAGAGCAGCATCTCTTTTTCGTGCCACTTCATGGCGCTGAAGATCAGGTCGCCGTCTGGCGCCTCGTAGGCGTAGCCGTCGCGGTTGTCCAGCTCCGGGCGCCGGAGCCACCCGAAGGTGTGGTGGAAGCCCACCCGCACGATCCTCGGGATGGCGGTCATGCCGAGGGCCTTTTGAAGGTTAAGTTGGGCTGCGCGCGGGTATCTTGGTTTTGCCATGACCAGATCTCCCCAGTGTCCTGAAAGACCACCCAGACGATGTCCGCCTCGGGGCCGTAGTCAATCACCATATGCGCCAGACCGCGCCCCTTGGGCGTCGTGACGGGCAGTGGCGGGTTAAGCTGCATCATCATCATCGTTATCATAACTTTCATTGGGATCGTGCTCGATGACGCGGGAGGCGCTCAGGAGGGCATGCTTGAAGGCCTCCCGGCTGTCTGCGTCAAGACGTCGCACGTCGATTGTTTGGGGCTTTACGCTCACGTTGCCGGTGACTTCGACGGCCGCATTGTTGCCGTAGACCCTCGGCGCCATCTTCATCGCCCTCCATTGGGCCGTCGAGATCTTGAGCTTCATGACCTCGACGTTGTCCTTCGTCGCCTCGTCCGCCATCGCCTCGATCTTGTCGAGCAGAAAGTCGGCCAGACCTTCGCGCGCGTGCGCGCACCGAGTGCGAAAATCGGGCCGATGTTCGAACCACGAATACACCGTGTAACGCGACGGCATGCGATCATCCGAACAGATCTTGGTCAGGTTCTCGCCCTCGATCATCCTGCGGCAGATCTCGTCGGCGACGTCCTGCGAGTAGGTCGAGGGGCGCCCGACGCGGCGCTTGGGCGCGTCAGGCACTGAGGCTGGGCGGGCTTTTTTGACCATCAATCGGTGTCCCAGTTGATGTTCGCCTCGTCGAGCGCGATCTCGTCCCAGATCTCTTGATTGATTTCGTCGTTGTAGATTTCCCAGCCGACGACGTCATCGGCGTCGAGTGCGGGATTGGTGAAGTCGAATACGATGGTCATGACTTGATCTCCACAGTTGCGGCAAACTTGCCCAAGGGCGTTTCCTTGAAGCCCTCGACGGCGCTCATGTACAGGTCGAAGATGGTCTGGTTCTGCTCACGTTGGTGCTGGGGCTTCTTGCGCTCGGCGACGACCTTCTTGAGGATCTTGACGTCGTATCCGCTGCCCTTAGCCTCCTTGTAAATCTCTGATATGTCGAGCGAAATGGCTGCTTTCTCGTCTTCCATTTTCTCGATGCGTTGGACGATGCTGGCGATATGGTTATTGCTAATCATGACTGGTTCCCCTCGCTATTGTGCGACCGAGACAGTGTGATCGAATTTCCGCACAGCGTCAATCGTGCCGGATTTGCGGGAGATTGCGGCCCACCGAAATTATTTTTCAAAAAAGTTATCCACAGGCTTGTAGAGGGGGTTTACAGGCGAAATTATTTCGCATAAGATCAATTCATGGTCGCTGATGACCGCAGCCTTCGGAGCCCACCATGACCGCCACCTACCTCGCCCTCACCATCTTCTCTGACGCCGCCAACACCGTTGTGGATCGCGTTGTTCAGTTTGAGGATGGCTCTTTCTGGCTGTCCAAGGCTGCCGAGCTTGTCGGCCATCCGGTCAAGGAAGGCGACATCATCCTCGGTGTCCGGGTTGACCGGATTGGCGACGAAGTTGAGGCGTGGGGCTGATCCCCACGCATCACCACAACCTGATGGAGATTGATATGATCAAGCAAGTTAAGACCAAGAATGCTGGCATCCTCGGCATCATGCGCAGCGCCGCCTTCGTGACGGGCTTCAAGGAGGGCCAGACGGGCAAGCACCTGCGGTACGACGCCTATCAGTACGACATCAATAGCCAGTGGGACTATGAGCGCGGGCGCCTGCTGGGCCTGATGTTTGACGGCCCCCTGAAGGTGGGCAAAGCCGTCAATCGCGGCGCCGCCCTGTATCTTGCGCTCGCCTTCCGGCAAAAAGAGATCCTGTAAAAAAGTTATCCACAGGATGCGAAAATGCTTCGCACCCCCTTTACAGGCGAAATTTCTTCGTGCTAAGAGTTGTGCATGGTCGCTGATGACCTGAACTGATGGAGATTGACATGGACTTCCGCTTTTACACCCTCGGCGACACTCTCCCATCCCTCGCCTTCACCGCCACCGGCGTGGATCTGTATGACCACATGTGCGAGGCCATCGTGGACCACGTCCTCGGCGCCGACCCCTACTCCGAGACTGCGGCGCGCGACCTCATGGAGATCGTGGCGATGGAGACCCCGGACGGCGAAGAGTACATCGAGGCCGTGCTCGTGCGGGGCAAGCTGGTCGGCTCAATGGACGCCCCGTTCGCCCTTGATCCCAGCGAATATTTGAAGATCTAAAAAGTTATCCACAGGGTGCGAAGGATCTTCGCACCCATTTGACAAACGAAAAAACTTCGTGCTATGAAAAATCACGGTCGAGATAGAGACCGCAACCTGATGGAGATTGATATGACCGCTTCCAACACCGTCGCCGCCGTCGAAGTCTACCTCGCCGCCAAGGCGCAGTCCGACGCCGCCGAGACCGTTCTCAAGGCCGCCAAGGCCGACGTCGTCGCCATCGTGGGCGGCTACGGTTTCCTCGAAGGCGAGACCGCCGACCTCGACGTGGCCGTGCAGGCCCGCTCCTCAATCAACGAAAAACTCCTGCTCCAGTTCCTGACGCAGGAACAGATCGACGCTTGCAAGGTCGAGGGCGCCGCTTACCCCGTCGTCCGCATCAAGGCCAAGAAGGTCCGCAAGGCCGCCTGATCATCAACGGGGGCCTCGGCCCCCACCACCTCACGCTCATGGAGATCGACATGCTCAAGTTCATTATCGCCTACCGCAAGAACCCCTCAGACCTAAATGCTCTCAAGCTCATGCGCTACGTCAAAAAACACCCGATGGGCGTCTGCATGCTCTGCCTCGAAGAGATCGCCATTCTCGAACAGGCTAGGGCGCAACTTGCCCCGCACGCCGAGATGCTGAAGGAGTTCGTGTGATGAGCCACCCAGTCCACACCTCCCGCCGCAAGTCCGACGGATGCTATGAGATCTTCTACTTCGACCGCCTCATTGGCTGGGCTCGCGAGGGCACCATGAAGAATGGGCGCCACAAGATCTGGCGTGCGCTGTCGATCCACGGCGACCTCCGCCACACCCACTCCCTCAACGCCGCGCGCAGCGCCCTACTGGAGATGCACCATTGAGCCCCGGAACCTTCAAGCAGACGATGGACAACCTCGACTTCACCACCGCCGACATAGCCCTGATCATGGGCGTCAACCGGCGCACGGTCCAGCTCTGGCTCTCCGGCGCCTCGCCCGTGCCCCAGCCCTGCGCAATGGTCTTGCAGGGGATCTATGAGGGCCTGCTGCCAATGGAGTGGGTCGAAAACCAGATCATCGCCGCCATGCAGATCGCCTGACGCCCGAGGGGGTGCAGTCAGGTGCAGGGGGCCGGAGGGACAGGTTTTGCGTCCCCTCCGGCCCTTTTTCGTTAGTCGTACTGATCCGGCTCATTCCAGATAGGTTTCAAACGACGGCCCTTGGGGGTGAGATATGCCCGCTCGTCATCTATGAGCTGATCGACAGCATCCCACACGTCTTCTTCCGGCTCAGGAAAATAAAGGGTCAGGAATTTGGTGGAAAAACCGCTCTCGCGGGAGATCAAATTCCATATCCTGTCGGCAAGACACGTCTCCAAGATCTGAAGCGCGCCGCTATCTGGGTCAAGAATGTTGTATTTCTGTTTCATGCTTTTCTCCTCTCAAAACGGAATTGCGTCGTCTATGTGCGCCTTGCTATCAGGAATGGCGTCCAACGGGTCTCTAGGCGGCCCTGAGACGCGCTCCACCTGCGCGCCGGGGGAGCTGGCCTTCACGGCCGCCAGCTCGGGATAGGCCGCCAACATCCTCGCCACCTCGGACATCGTGTAGACTTCGACGTGCCTGCCCTGCGCGGCCACCAAACGCAGGTCCAGATCGTTTTTAACGACCGCCACAACCGTGCCGTCGGGCGTGACGGCCTCCCACACCTCCGGGGCCAGCAAATGGGCTCCAGCGGCCTCCGCAGCTCGATCCAGAGCCCTCCACGCCTTGATCATCCGCTCGGCCTCGATCTTCACGTCCTGAAGGTTGCCATGCCAGATCGCCCGATTGGTCTTGTAGCGTTGCCTGTCAAACTTTTCACGCAGTTCACGATCTACAAGGAGGCGCAGGCGGTCGCGGCCCCACTTCTCCTCCATCGCGATGGCGACCATGTCGAGGTCGTCGAGATGCTCCCGGCCAGAAATGTAGGTGCCGGGGGTCTCGTGCCAGTCCGGGAAGTCCCGATCGGTCGTGGGCACGCCAAAGTGCGTGCGCGTGCCCTTGGGCCACGGCTCGAAGTCATGCGTCTTGGGCGCCTTAGCCATTGGGGATACTCCCAATAACCTTCAACCCTTTAATTTTGGTAGACCTGTTCCGGGTCTCATGCGCCAGAACCTGAGAGTAAATCAGGTGGCCAATCGTGGCCTCCGCATCAAGCTCGTTGATGCCAAACTTGTGAGCCAGCAATGCCGGGGCATAGCGGCCCTGCTTGCGCGTCTGCGGAAAGATCGACGACGGAGCAGGCGTGTACCACTGGTCATTGATGAACTTGAGCATGTCCGCGACTATAGGGCCGGTCAAGATTTTTCCAACGGGCTTTTTTTCCTTCTCTTTGCCAATATCATTCCAAGGTTTGAATTGAGGCAGAATGGCGGGCTCGCCCTTGATAGTCGCCACGACCCACTCGGCCATGCCGTGATAATGCTCCTGCAATACGATCACATCACTCGTATGAGCCAGCGTTTCAGTCTCAAGATTGTAGCCAAGGTAGAACGCCTTCTTGGGCGCCGCAGGAGCATCCCGATACAATTTGTAGTTCTGATATTTTCCACACAGCGACATGGTCGATGCGTGCAATATCCATTCGCCGCTCTTCGCAACTTGCCGCTGTCCATCCGTCCAGCGCATCTTCTTTCCGCCAATCACTATGCTATCCATGACACTCTCCCGTAAGTTGAGACGGCGGAGGTTGTAACATACCGTAAACCATACGGTCAATTCCGCATGTCGCTCGTCTAATGAAACGCGGGGGAGCCCTGTAGCGGAAGCGAAAGGGCGATCCCGCGCAACGTCACCGCCCAACCGCACAGTCCTTGGCGCGGCTCCGTGACGCCGCGCCAGACCGTCGTTGTCCGGTATAAAAACCGACCGAATAAATTAACCTACCATAGGTAGTTTATACGGTTAAGTTACGGAAAAAATTTCGCTTAAAAATTTGCGGAGGAAATGCGGAGGAAGTGCGGAGGATGTCTATTTTCTACCGGATTTCTGGGGTTTTTAGGTTCCGCATGTCCTCCGCAAGCGATGTGATAAAGGCGTTTTCTAGCTAAAATTTATGGTTGAAGCCTGAAAGTCAAACTCCGCACCATTTTATATAGGTTTTTTGCTTGTTCTTGAGAATTGTTGCGGAACGTCCTCCGCACATCCTCCGCATCACTCCCACGCCCTCTTTGTGTCGTCGGGGTGGTAGGGGCGGTGTACGACCCACCAGATTGGGGCGATGCCGACGAACTCTTCCTCTCGGTGCCAGACCAGTTTGCAGCCCCTTGGGGCGGTCAGGGAGTAGCCTTCGATGGCCTGAACAGGCACCCATTTAGCGAGCTTCAGGCGGGCCTTCCATCGGCGCTTGGAGGGCTGTTTGCGGCGCATCAGACGAAGTCCTTCGGGATGATGTAGCAGCGGTTATCGCGCCCCTGACCGATGATCTGGTGGGCGAAGGGTTCCGCTTCATGGTGCAGGCGGAAGGCTTGCGGCTCGGGGTGCTGGAAGAACCGCATGGCCTTTTCATCCGCCCGGCTCTCGATGGCCGCCGTTTGGAGGCCTGACATGAACATGCCACTGGTGGCCTTCCCAAGGCGCGTATAGAAGGCGTCGTTCAAGAAGGCGAAGGGGTCGCCCGCCGTCTCATAGAGTTTTGTCTCAATGATCGCATTCGTGAGGATGTCGCGCCCCCTGACCAGCATGTAGGGGTCGAACGGGATGACCTTGATGGGCATCAGGTTCTGGGCGCTGACGATGGCGGGCGCCGCAAACAGCGACGCCATGCCAGTGAGGAAGCCTCGGCGTGATGATGTTAAGCTCATGCTATTTGTCCTCCAGTGCTTTGCGGGCTTGATTGGCAAGATAGTCATCGCCTGCACTACCAGCGTAGCGGATAACGGCTTGCAGCGCCGCCTCCAGCTTCTCAATGCGGGCTTCTAGCTTAGCGGCATGTCCAGCACGGCGCATCGCCTCAAGCGTATCTGGACTGATAACCATGTAACGATCAGTCATCTTTCCCCTCCAATGCTTTGCGGGCGATTTTAGCGTACCAAATCATTGGGTTGCCCGCATGTAGTTCGATATACCGCAGCGCCGCCTCCAGCGTTTCGATGCGGTCATCAAGCACTCTTTTGTTTGAGAGATACCATTCAAGCTGTAGTTTTATGTTTGCCTCCAGCTTCTCGATGCGGTCGGCGGCTCGTTTGTCAAAATTGTACTCATTGTCAACATACTGTCGAGAACGCTCGCGCAGCCGCTTCACAAGATCATCAGACATCATTCACCTCTTTTTTAGGCGGATCGGGAAGAGGCATCCAAACCTCCATCCAGTTCTTCTCAATATGCGGCGGCGCGTAGGCGTCTATCCACCACTCATTGCGTTCAAGATCGTAGCGAGCAATTTCCATGTTCCCTGCGCCCATGTAGGCCAAAAACAATGTCCCGTCCTTCGGCGCCGTCTCAATCGGGCGCCACGGGCTCCCGGCATAGCGGCGCTCATCCGCCACCATCTTGTGAAGGGCTGTGGAAACCTCAGTTTCCACTTCCTCGCTGATCTCCGCCGGGATTACCTCACGGGGCGTCATCGGACGACCCATACATTTGGCGAGCGGTATTGAGGATGTCCTGCACGCTCGAAGTGAAGGTGCGCAGGTTCTTGTCGAAATTTTCCTCGGTGCTCGTGGTATTGATGGCCTCGGCCACAAGGAATGCGAGGCTGGTCATGATGACGGGGCCGCCCTTGCCCTTCATGATGATCCGCATGCGGTGGATGGTTTTTTCGCACTCGTGTGCGACGCGCTGGGTGTCAAATTCCATGATGTTCCCCTCTAGTCGATTGATCCAATTACCTTGAGGCCTTGCATCTTCGTGTTCTTGTCCACGACCTCGTAGGACAAAACTTGGTTGGAGAGCCACGTCTCCACCATCATATCGACCACCTTTTCGGGGAGATCGAATTGCGCGCTCAGGACCGCCGAGGCGTAACGTCCCTGCTTGCGGGTCTGGGAATAGCTTGAGAGGGGCCGCCCGGCGAACCACGCCACCCTGATCACGTTCAGCATGTCGTGGCACACCTGCTTCTCTGGCCAGACGCTCTTGGGCGCCGCCTGAGCATTGGCCTGCGCAGCGTAGAGACTGCCCTCGCCGGTGATGTCGTTGACAGTCACCTTCTTGAGTTCAAAGGGCTGGCGCCACCCGTCCTCGGCGCTCTTGATCTTGCGGGCGTGGATCTCGCCAATGCTCTCGCCCTCCTCGCGCTCAATGCTCAGGAGGAAGTCACCGGCGCCGTCAAAGACCGTGGAGCCCCGCAAGTTGCCCGCCCGGCTCGTGTGGTGGACGCCCACGACGGTGGCCCCGAAGGTCGTGCGGACGGCGTCGCAGGCGCCAATGAAGAGGGTCATGTCCTTCTGTAAGTTCTCGTCGGCGCCCGGCAGGACGCGGCTGACGGTGTCCACGAAGACGGTGACGGGCATCTCACCGGCGACCTTGCCAATCTGCGCCACGGTGCGCAGGAGCCGCTCGACGTCGGCCTGCGCCATGAAGTTGATGGTCTGCTGGATCAGGTAGAAGGGCAGGCCGCGCACCTTGACGCCAGCCTCCTTCTCCCACGCGAGGATGCGGGTGCCGATGTCGCCCACGCCCTCGGACGAGATGTAGACGACGGGGCCGGTCTTGTTGATCTTGCGCCCAAACCAGTCCGGCCGCTCCGAGCAGATCGACAGGCCCATGCCGATGGTGATGAAGCTCTTGCCGCAGCCCGGAGGGCCGTAGACGAAGCCAAGAGCCGTCTCGATCATGAGCTTGTCGATCAGATACTTGGGCTTGGGCAGGGACAGGATGCCCTCGACGTCGAGGAACTCAAATAGATCATCGGTCGTTTGTCTAATTACATCGACGAAAAGCTCGCCGGTTTCTGGATCAACCTTGTAGAATTTGACGGGCTCGGGCTCATCTGCCTGATCGAAAGGGCGGCTAGGGCGCTCCACCTTGGCGTGCTCGGCCACCTTGGTGTCCCACTGCTCAATGGCGTTCTCCCACTTGTGGCGAAACATCGAGATGCCCCGCCCCTCGCGCTCCAGACGGTCGGCGTTGGACTGCGGACCCGTCAGGCGGCTCTTCACCTTGCGCTCATAGGTGGCGAAGCTCTCAAGCATATGCGTCTCTGACAACGGGCCAAGATCTCCGGGGCAATCGCGCTTGAGGTCCACGACCGCCGCCCACACGAGCTTGGTCATGTAGTCCTCGCGGCCATCGACGATATTGCCAAAGTTATCCACAGCTTTATTTGGTGATGCAGTTTTTTCGCCTGTTACACGGTTCACGCCAGATGATCCGCCGTGCTCTGCGGCCAGCTTCGAGATCTCATCGCAGAGCCACTGCGGGGCCGTGGCGATCTCCATTTCCCACGGCGCGCAGCCCTCCTTCCAGCGGTATGGTGTGCCGCTCTGGTGCATGCTGGGCGGCATCATGGCGAAGCCCCCCTGCCCACGGATGTCCACGCCAATGCTTGTCTTGCAGGTGGGTGGGGTCCACCCGAGCGGCGCCCTGAAAAAGAGCTGCACGCCACCTCCGCCGGTCTCCTGCTCAACCGTCTCCAGCTCGCCCGCGCTCTGTTTCATGTGAAACATGTCGTCCCACCACGCCCGCGATCGGACGTCCTTGTGCAGGTCGAGGTCCACGACGAAGATCCCGCCAGAGCAGGCGCCGGTGATCAGGCCCATGTTGACGCGGCGTGCGTGCTCGCCGGTCTCGCCATACCAACGCTCGAAGGTGAAGTCCGGGACCAGCTCGTGCTCCAGCTCCCGCCACTTCGGGAGTGCCGGGCGCTTCCACTGGTTCTTGTTTTCCCTGTGGCTCATGGCCGGGACGACTTGCATTCCGCCGCCTCGGTACATGCGCGCCCACTCCGACGGCTCCGCAAAATCTGGGTCGAACGTGGCGTTCATAATAATTGTTCCATCATTTCCATCTGAAGGCATCGACATCACACCCGTCCCTATGCAACGACCCGGTATTCTTTTTGCGCGTCAATCCAGCCCTGATCCGCGTTGACGAAGACGGGCTGAATAAAGATCTTTTTGACCTCGGCGTTGCCCTTGCCAAAGTGCTGGTGCCGAATGTGCCCACGGCGCAGGTGAGGGCGGACGGGGCCACCATTACCGGAAGAGCGCATCGTCTCAGTGATCTTGCCAATGCTTATTTTTGTGATTGAGGAGTATTGGGACATTTTCCTCTCGCGGCGATTGCGCGAATTTGGCTTGTTACATGTCTGAATTTCCTTGGTGATGTTTTTTGTGGCAAGCAAAACGATCAATAAATTGACAGCCGCCTCGCCCATAAAACTAAACCAATTCAGATCAGAAGATCCCTCCGTCATATCTAAACCAAAGTCGCACGGATCATAAAAATCATTTCCGTCTTTGGACATGTTATAGAAAATGTCTATCATCCCCCCATTCATGTTTTGCTCAAAAATATACTCAAACATGATCTCGGCTTTATTATTCGTGACGTCTTCGCTATCAATTTGGTAAAAAGATTGCATTAAATTTTTAGCAAACTTCAATTTAATTTTAATGAAAAAATTCTCATATGGTGGCTGAAAAATGCCAATTTCCCACATATCGTGCGAAGTTTTTTTAACGTCCTCAAAGTTTATGGACTCAAATATATCCGAGGCCATATGGAACAGGGGCACGCGCTTGTCGATCATATCAATCTCCATCGGTTAAGTTACTTCGTTGCGGCATACCAAGCCATGCAGGCGGCGTCTGCGCGGCCATCATCTTTCTTCCGGGCGAACAGGCCCGCGTAGTTGGGAAACAGCTCACAGGCGCGCTGGCGTGCGCCGTCCTTGCCCCCACGCACCCCGGCGGCCTTCTGCCACGCCTGCGGGGTGACAATGCTCACGGGGATATGTTCCGCCGCCAGCACGCCCTCAATGACGCCCACGCTGCGTCCAAAGCTGAAGACGCTTGTGACGCCCTGACCGGGCATGGCGCCCACGCGCTCAAGGACGACGCCTGAAATTTTCTGGGACAGGGACAGGACGTCGGAGATCCCGTGGGGGCTCACTTCGCGCTTAAACTTGTTGTTACGTTTAACCTCGAAAGTGGGCATGTCCACGACGGACAGGTGACCCTTCTCGGTGTCGAGGAACGCAATGGCGCCATTCAGGCCGGGGTCGATGCCGATGTAAATCACGCTGCGGTCCTTGCTGCCTCGTCGAGGGCTGTGAAGTGGTCCCAATTGACCACGCCCCGCGTGGCCTCAATAATCTGCGGGCGCCAGCGGTGCGGCACCATCTGCCTGTTCTTCCACTTCGCACGGGCGTGGCGGCTGACGCCAAGCCTTTCCGCAGCGCGCAGGATCAAGTCCCACTCGTAGTCAGTCTTCCTCATCATGCACCTTCCAGAAGAAGTTGTAGGCCCGCTCGCACAGATCAGCGGCGCTGACAGCCGCCATCACCATCAAGACTGCGAATGCGGTGTAGATCAGCATACCCGTAACAATCTCGCTCACGGCTACCTCCAAGTGATTTGCGGAGGTTGAGACATTTTGTCCTCAAAGTCAATTCGGGGAAAAGACAAATTGTCTGTTGACGCCGTTTCGCAAATCAGCCTACCCTGCACCCGGTTCGAAATTGAAAGTGACGCATGAAAAATCCATTCGAGGTCCATGACCTCCAACACCTCTCTCCATCCGCCTGCAATCTCTTCGCCTCAAGCCCGGCGATGTTCGTGCTCGAAAAGTGCATGAAGAAACGCAGCCCCGTCGGCGCCGCAGCATACCGTGGCACTGCTGTCGAGGCGGGCATCGTCGAGGGCCTGCTCAACGGCACGGATGACGCCGCCTGCGTGAAGCTGGCCGAGGCAGAGTTCAACAAGCTCACGGCCCTGTCAGGCGACAGCCGCCGCGAAAAGGAGGCGGGCGCCATTGGCGACATGGTCAAGATGGGCCTGTCTGAGCTTCGCGCCTACGGGAAGCCAACCTCAACGCAGGGCAAAATCGAATACAAGATTGAGGGCCTGATGGTGCCCATGATCGGCTTTTATGACGTGGAGTGGTCCAATCATGGCATTCTCACTGACATCAAGACCACTCACGCGCTCCCGTCAAAAATATCCACCAGCCACGCACGGCAGGTTGCTCTCTATTGCGCTGCACGGGGCAACAATCTCGATGCGCGTCTCACATACGTTACCCCCAAGAAGGTGGCGACTTATCATTTGGAGAACGTGGACCAGCATGTCTTGGCTCTGGAGAAAATTGCGCTGACGATCCAGCGTTTTCTGTCGATCTCGAACGACCCCGCCGAGCTTGCGGCCATCGTCGTCCCCGAGGTGGACAGCTTCTATTTCGCAGACCCTATGGCCCGCAAGGCCGCGTTCGACGTGTGGGGTCTGTAAGTGTTCGGCGGCGGCGTGGAAAGGAGACACGCAATAATTCATGGGTAAAAAGGCATGTGAAGCGAGCGCCCATGCGCACGACCATCTGGCGGCACAGCGGAGATGGAGACGGTGACACTGTGAAGATCGCTAATGAACATGACCAGCCGGAGTTCCGCCCGGCCCGCCGATTAAGTTCAGCCCATGTGGGCGAAGGCAAGGGGCCAGCCATATGGCCCCATCATGGAGAAGTAAAATGGCACTTGGTTTTTCTTACGGCGGCACCGGCGGTGGCGCAGACTTCCTCCCCATCGTGAAGTTCGACGCCCGTGCGGGTCGTTTCTTCCGCGTGGACCGTGAAGACGGCGTCTCGACGCCCGTGGACATCACCCGCAACTTCAAGGCGGT